ACGCTCACTCAGATAATGTTGAGATACCTTAGATTCACCCGCTTGGGTGAATAATGGCTCTACTATCTAGATAATATAATTGAACATAACTGCTTGCAGCAGTTATGCAAAGCAAGTGTTAAGTAGGTATTAAAAACATTATTCATAAAAGAACATAGTTTGAGCGCAAGCGAAAACTTGTGTTAAGCGAAGCGTACACACAGACAGTTAATAAAGTATTACATTAATGTCATGTTCTGGATTAAGTATCATGTTTAAATCAGTAAGTACTAAAGTTTAGTCAAAAAAAAGCACTTACATTGTAATACAACGTAAGTGCTTATGAGTCTGTAAAACTTAAAAGAATGGCATGCCTGATTTCTTAGTAGTATCTAAGTTTTCTTCTATGAGATCTGCAATTAACTCTCTATCTTCTGGGCAAAGATGGTAGGCCTCTTCAAAAGTAAGACCTCCTCTCATATACCAACACATTTTAGCTAGTTCAAACTTGAACTGCTTGGTTTCACCTTCTAGGGTTTTAACTTCTTCAAGGATTTGCTTTACAGACCAAGCTAAAACCCTCATCCGAAAAAATTAGTTTGGTCAAACGTTATCGGAATCTTATATGATACTGGTACTCCGGCTGCTATTTCTTCTTGTGTAGCATCGACTACCATTGGCTTAATTGAAAACTTGCCTTTTTGTGCTTCTAGGTGGTCGGTGACCTTTCTAAACAGATCTTTATCAGAGTTATCAACAAATTCAGCAATGTGGACCTTGTCTGTAACTGTTTGGTCATCAAATTGGATAGCTGCAATGCTGGCTTTCAATGACCCAACGGTAATGTCTGTCAACTTAGTAAAACTTCGATTGAAAGCCAGCAGTTTTTCTTCTTCTGGCATATCGTCGTCATTAACAATACTAAATATCCTTTGTTCTTCAAACGTTTTGATGCTCATCTTGGTAAACTCACGGTAGGTCAATGGTCGTAATACTACTCTCATTCCGTTGTGATCAACTATGTTTACGTATTCGGCAGAGTTAAGACTGTCTAGCATTATGCGCAGGTCAGTTTGGAATGTTTTCTCTTCACCAGTTACCGGAACTTTGATATTTAGATCCATCATCTCGCCGTAGGTTGCGATTCTGATAGCAATCAGCAGAGCGTCGAGGTCTAGACTAGGAATCTGCCAAGCATCTTTAATATTAGGCACACAGCTTTGTATTACTTGAACGGTTGCTTCGCCGTTTAGTAATGCATCTGGGGTTTTCATTGTTAATTCGTCTTTAGCAGTCATTGCAAAAATAGGATATTCGCCATTTTCGGTCTTGTCTAACACACCTGGTGGATAAAAATCACCTTCGCTTGGTAAGCTAACGTAAATTTTTGGTTGCCTAAAGTACTTCTGTAACGGGTTTGCGCCGGCTATTGGCGGATTGAATTCTGCCATTTTGATCTCCTGATAAATACATTATAACTATGCGTTGCTTATATTTATGTGCGTATATAACCGGGAAAAATTAAAGTGGCAGATAATGTTAACATTGACAACGTTGGAGGCGATGCAGGCGTAGCATCAGAGGTAACTCTCAAGCGATTATTGATAACAATGGAGCTAATGGCTAATAAGACCGGAGCCAATAGTCGAGATGCAATTAAGAAAGCTAATGACCAGTATAAAAAGTCAATAGCAGATTTAGACCAAGCTACACTTGATGCTGCTGAAGCTGCTGAAAAAAATACTAGGTCAGTTAAGAAGTCAACAGCAGCGAACAAGGCTTATGCTGTTAGTTTAGGGTTAATTACCAAGTCCATTGCAGCATTTTCAGGTAGTATAGTTGGATTAACTGGTGAACTAATTGACGGCAAGAGTGGATTAGCTGACTTTACTCAGTATATCCCCCTGATTGGCAAGAAGTTATCCGTTCTAGCTGGTTACATTGACAATTCGTTTCAGTCTTTTCAAAAGTTAACAATGGTGGGTGCGTCATTCGGTAATAACTTAAACACCCTCCGTCTTACTGCGGCTAGTGCTAGATTAAATTTAGATCAATTTACAAAATTAATTGCAGACAACTCTGAAAAACTATCGTCAATGAGCGGAACTGTTACTTCTGGAGCATTAGCTATGGCCAGGATGACTGATCAATTAGGTGAGCAGCAACAACGCCTGCTTAGCATGGGTTACAGCTTCGAAGAAATAAACGAAGCTATGATAGATTATGCGTATCTAACTCGCTCTGCTGGAAGAATAGAATCTAGAAATACAAAAGAAGTTGCTATGCAAGCTGCCGAATATGCATCGTCATTACAATTACTGGCCAAGCTTACAGGAAAATCTGTTGACGCTCTCAAAGATGAGCAGATGGCCCAACAAAACGATATTGCTTTTCAGTTAAAGCTTTCTAGCATGGACGGCGATGCAAGGGCAAAAGTTAATAAAGGTATGCTTGAGGCAGCAGCAGCAGGACCAGCTGCGGTGGCAAGATTTAAAGAAACTGTAATGGGGCTACCGCCACTTACTAGAGAGACACAGCTATTTGCAGCAACTATGTCTAAAGCATCTTCAATGATCGAAGAGTCTGCTAGAGATGCAATGTCGGCACAAGTAACTGGAACAGAGTATGCTGCTAAGAGTTCGCGCAGAATGGCAGAAATTTCTGCATCTCAATTAGAAAATGCAAGAGACATGATAGGCGTACTTGGTGCCGGGGCAGCATCCGGTCAAGGTATTGGGCAAGAACTAACTCAGATATTTGGCGAACTAGGAATAAGCGTTGAGAAATATGCACAGCTAACAGGTAACGAACTTATCTCAGCAATGGAAAAAGATATATCCGCAGCCCGGGCAGAACAAGCAGAAAGACATAAGTCAACAGAATTAATGGGCCAGTTTACAAAAACTATTGCCGATGTAAGAAAGCATCTGATTACTGCGTTTGTATCTAGCGGCATTTTAGATACGTTTGTAGACGGAATGACTGCCATAATAAGCGTACTTGGAAGCAAAGAAAATATAGAGAAGTTAAAAGGATTCTTAGATTCGTTGTCGGCAGGCCTAAATAACTTCCTGACAGGGTTTAAAGATGATCCGATTACAGCAATAATAGACGGCCTTAACGAGGCCGGCACTGCGTTTAAAGAGAAGGCAATCGCGTTAATAGAAGAACACGGGCCTGATATTATGTCTTCCATTGGTGGAGTGCTAAGTGACGGCATCACATCTTTGTTTACTAATCCCTATGTGCTAGGTGTTCTAGGTGCGTCTATTGCAGCGTTGCTTGCTAAAGACTTTATAGTAAGAAGGCTAACAGGAGGAGGACCACCGCCCGGTCCTGGTGGTGGTGGTGGGGGTGGCGGCCGGGGCGGCTTTGGAAGAGGACTAGCTAGCGCCGGTATCGGTTTAGGAAAAGGCATAGCTGGCTTAGGAAAGGGACTCGGGGCAGGCCTTGTTGGTATCTTAGAAGGGTTTGCTACTGGTCTTAAAGCGTTTACAATTCCTGTACTTAAAGGTGCTGTTGTCCTGTCAGGAGTTATTGGGGTTATTGGCTTAGCAATAGCCGGAGCGTCCTGGGTGTTAGGAAAAACTCTTCCGTCACTTGCAAGCGGATTAAAATCGTTTGAAGAGCTAGACGGGTCTAAGTTATTTGAAGTAGGCAAGGGGCTAGTTATGTTGGGCGCCGGGCTTGCAGTCTTTGGAGTAGGAACAGCAGCCTCGGCGATAGGCAGCTTTGTGGGAATGATAGGTGACGGTTGGAGTATGCTAACAGGTAGCGACTCACCTATAGAGAAGCTAAAAAAGTTTGCTGACCAAAAGATCACTCAAACACAGGTTAAACAAGTTAAGCTGAACTCAGAAGCTCTTAAGGCCTATGCAGTCGGCATGACAGCATTTGGGACAGGATCAGCAGTAGAAGGTATTGGTAACATTGTTAGTGGTATTAGTTCTTGGTTTAGTGATTCGCCTCTTGAAAAGCTGGAAGAGTTTGCTAACGAAAACATTAATCATACTGGCCTTAAGAAAAACTTAGAAGCTATAGACACCTTTCAAACTGTGTTTGGGAAGATGTCAGCAAGCGGAAGTGCCGGAGCCGGCGGACTGAAGAAACTCGATGTCGAAAACGTTACTGACTATGCAGACGCTATAAAAGAGCTTACAGAAGCTCTTGCGAAGATGAATGAGCAGTTATCAAAAGATAATAACGGATGGGCTGCCGGTAAGGGAACTAATGCAGGGGACATATTGAACCAAACCAATAAGCCTGCTCCGAGTAATGACGTAAATACAACAGCATTGATAAGAGTGTTAGAAGAAATAAAAGAAATTAACAAGCGCACACTCAGAGCAATAAACGAATCAGGAAACTTATACTAATATGAGCTGGAAGAAACATTTCACCCCAGTACCAACAGGAAATAACAGCACAGGTAGCTTCTCTCCATTTTCGAATCAACACAATGGACAGATGCCAGGACCTGCTACAACAAACTATTCATCACACCTTCCTGATGTTTACACTGGCAGTCCAAATAGAATCGAAAGGTATAATCAGTACAACACCATGGATCAGGACAGTGAAGTTAACGCAGCCCTGGACATCTTAGCAGAATTTTGTACACAGAAGAATGGACAGAATGGTACTAGCTTTCTTTTTGACTTTAAACAAACTGCTAGTAATACTGAGGTTACTGTACTTCAAAAGTATCTCCAGCAATGGTACAAGCTAAACAAACTTGACACCCGCATGTTCCGAATTATTCGTAACGTGTTTAAGTACGGTGATCAGATATTTGTTAGAGATCCGGAAACAAAAAAGATGTTTCACGTTGATCCCGGTAACCTTACTAAGATTATTGTTAACGAAAGCGAAGGCAAGGTACCTGAGCAATATATTGTTAAAGACTTTAACCTCAACTTCGGTGAACTAGTAGCAACAGCACCTTATCCACAAGAAGGTCACGTAGGCGATCACGCAACGTCGTATAATAAAGGCGGTGGCGGTCAAGGTTATCAGACTGGACAAGGTTCAGCAGGCAGTAGCGCAAGCACAAGATTCTTGATGGACCAAGCTGAGATTGCAGTTGACTCGGACAATATTATACACTTGTCAATGAGTGAAGGGTTAGATGTTAACTACCCTTTCGGTAACAGTTTGCTAGAAACAATCTTCAAAGTGTACAAACAGAAAGAATTGTTGGAAGACGCTATCATTATCTATCGTGTACAGAGAGCGCCTGAGAGAAGAGTGTTCTATGTCGACGTAGGCAACATGCCTAGTCACTTGGCTATGCAATTTGTTGAAAGAGTGAAAACAGAAATTCACCAGCGTAGGATCCCGAGCCAAACCGGTGGTGGTCAAAACGTAATTGACTCGAGCTATAATCCGCTGTCTATTAATGAAGATTACTTCTTCCCTCAAACAGCTGAAGGCCGAGGATCTAAGGTTGAGACACTACCGGGTGGTACTAACTTAGGTGAGATTGATGACCTAAGATACTTTACTAACAAAATGGTCAGGGCTCTGCGTATTCCTAGTAGTTATCTACCAACAGGTGCAGAAGATTCCAGCGCCCAATACAATGATGGCCGAGTAGGCACTGCCTACATACAGGAGCTACGCTTTAACACCTACTGTGAGCGTCTGCAAGGGCTTCTCATTGAGGGTTTCGACCAAGAGTTCAAGCGGTATTTGCTAGAGAAAGGTGTAAACATTGACACTGCGATGTTTGATTTAAAGTTCCAGCCGCCGCAAAATTTTGCTGCCTACCGCCAAAGTGAAATCGACAATGCTCGCATACCGACGTTTACACAGATGTCAGCTATACCATTTATATCGAATAGATTTGCATTAAAACGATTCTTAGGTATGACTGACGAAGAGATTACAGAAAATGAACGTCTTTGGAGAGAAGAGAACGAAGATGAGTTTGAAACAGACCCAGGCGAAGCTGCTGACGAATTACAAGGTGGCGGCGTAACCGGCGGAGGCATAGAAGGTGACCTTGACGGAATAGAAGATGAACTTTCGGATGATGCTGGAGAGTTTGCTGGAGACGGGACTGCACCAGAGTCAGTAACTGACGCAGGTACTACAGGCGGAGATGTAGGCGGGGAGATATAAATACAGTTATGATACTACGCGAACTTTTTTATTTTAATTCAGACACTGCCGAATCAGAACAAGATGATTCGTATGAGCCAACGCATGACCAATCTCCCCTCAAAGCGTCCGACACTCGAAAAACACGATTAACACTAGGACAGCTTAATAGAATCAGAAAAGCTAGCGACATGCACAAGAAAGAGAAAGAGAAAGATCTTGAACATGTTAAGCAAATGTACGGCGGAACTGGAGAAGAAGAACTCTTATAACTACATGCACAAGATTGCGTTTGTTTTGGGCAACGGCACTAGTCGCACATCGATTAACATTCCTTTGTTAAGAAAGATCGGTCCTGTCTATGCCTGTAACGCAGTGTATAGGACTGATGTTGTAGAGCATGTAGTTGCAGTTGATGCTAAAATGATTGCAGAGATAACCAGCAACGGATACCAAAAAAAGAATCAAGTGTGGACAAATTTTAGAAAAGGGTTTGACAAGTACGAAGGATTAAACTTTGTTACCCCGAGTACTGGTTGGAGTTCTGGCCCAACAGCATTGTTTCTTGCAAGTCAGCACGATTGCAAACATATATACGTCCTTGGCTTTGACTTCAAAGGAGTTAAGGATGGAAAGAAGATTAATAACGTATATGCTGATACAGTCAACTATAAATCATCAAAAGACACTGCTACTTACTATGGTAACTGGTTACGTCAAACTTGTCAAGTAATAAAAGATAATCCTCAAATACGGTATACAAGAGTTATACATCCTGATAATTATCGTCCTAGAGAGCTAAATAATTTTGAGAACTGTAACACTATGTATATAGAAGATTTCAGTAACTACCTCTTGTACCCACCAATAACTCAAAATGGTTCATTTTGAGTGTCTTTCTGTGCTGTTTTAATTGATTCGAGTAAATACAATTGACAGCCTTAACCAAGGAATACTTTCCACAGGAGATTAACACATGGCAGATTTAAGTAAATTTGAACAAATGCTAGAGCGGCTTATTAATGAAGACCGTGAAGGCGCACAAGATTTATTTCACGACATCGTAGTTGAGAAGTCGCGTAGCATTTATGAGTCACTTCTAGAAAGCGACTGTGATGACGAAGACGAAGACGACGAGTACGAAAAAGAAGCATACGATAAGAAAAAGAAAAACAAGAAAGACGAAGAAGTTGACGAAGATTCAGACGAAGACGAAGACGAAGACGAAACTAACGAAGACTT